ATTTATGGTATTTAAAGTATTGCCAGTTAAGTTAGAAAATGCACCAGCGGTTACGTTATAAGTAACAGCGTCAAAAGTCCCGCTGCCCAAAAATAGAGTTCTTGCGGAGTTTAAAGACAGCGCATCGGCAAGTTGGGCGTTTGCAAGAGGGTGGTCAATCCGCAAATTACATCCAAACTGAACGCCGTTGCTGGTGATTGTTTGTGTCCCGTTTTTGGTAAAGGTAATTGCGGCCACGGTGCTGGAGGATGTAACGCCTGTACCAAACTTCCAATCACCGCAAACAATAGGGCTGCTTGAGCCGGTACTGAACGTCATTGCACTGGTGCGTAACGACGCGTCAAACGTGCCGATATTCCAATTGGCGTTGATGGTGATCGTGCCCGTCACGCTGCCCGTGTCATCAAACACAGCCGTATCTTGTGCCAGTGGGAAGTTGTTGATGTCAGGCGTACCGCCAGACCCCGAAGCCCATCCTGTAGCACTCCATTGCTGCGATCCAGTAAGGTTCCAATACACCGTCTTGGGTGCAGGGAACGTAATGCCTGTGTTGCCGCCGCAGTCACCTGCGCGTGTAGGTGATGCGCCTGATGCGGCCCCAGCAAGGTTGATGTCGCGGAAGTCGCAGTCAGTGGCAGAGATGGCGTTGACCGTTAGGGTGCGTTGAGTGCCGATGGTGTCGGAGCGAAGAAATACGCGCTGAGCTGCTGATGTGCCAGCACAAGTCAAAGTACCATTAACTTCAATATTGCAAGAAATATCAACCGCGCGTATGGTAGCAATTGGGTTTATGGTTAAATTGTTAAACGTAAGCGTTTTATTGCTTTGGATAAATGGAGCTGTAGCTCCTGATCCACCCACGACAAAGTTATGCAGCGTAATTGCCGGGCCTGTACCTATGGCGAAAGCCATAGTATTACTACCGTTAGAAGAGGCAGTAATAGTTGAAGTACCTGCGTTAAAGGTTAAATTAATGTTAGTTCCAAGGTTAATAACCGTACCGCCACCAGAAAAAGCAATAGTTACAGTGCTTGCACCAAAATTGATTGCTCTGACGTTGCTGTTGGTTGAAAGCAATCGACCCATAGTTACTGCATATCCTGCGGTAGTAAATGTGCCGTTTGTAATAGTCAGCTCGTTGCTGGAACCAATGTTCAACGCATCAGCAAGCTGTACTGTGCCGCCGTAGGTGTCGATGGTGATGGGGCAAGAAAATGTTTTACCTGCGCTGGTGATGGTTTGGGTTGTGCCTCCGGAGAAGGTGAGCGCGGAAGTTCCGGAAATAGTTACGCCAGAGCCGTTTATCCAGTTGCCGTAAACTGTATTAGGAAAATTACTATTAAAAGTAAATCCAGTTGTCCTGTTGCTCATGTCTAACGTGCCAATCCACGGTATTGCAAAACCTGTGGTGACAGCCGATATTGAGTTGTTATCAATAACTGCCGTATCTTGGGGCAACGGGAAGTTATCTAAGTTAGCCAAACCGCCTGAACTAGTAGCCCACTGGTCAGCAGTCCAAGCGGAGTCTGCACCGCTTCTCCTATACACAGTCTTAGGCGTACTAAACGTAATGCCCCTGCACTCACCGCGATTGCCGATGCGTGTTCCGCTGATGGGAGCTGCTGTGCCACGGACGTACAGGCCACGGAAGTCTGCGTCTGTCAGGCTTGGAGCAGAGTTGACCACAAGGTCTTGTGAGATGCCGTAGGTGGCTGATGCAAAAACTACGCGCCTGTTACCTGCTGTGCCTGTAGTGGACAGTGTGCCGTTGATGGTTTGTTGGGCAGCAAAGGTGACTGTTTTTGTACCAGCGGCTGACGTGGCAGTAACGGCAAAGTCATTGAAGGTGCTGGAACCTGTAATAGGACAAGAAGAGCCAGATGACGTCGCTGTAAAACTTACATTATAAAATGTCAATCCTGATTGTACAAATATGCCAGCATTGGGTGTACCAGACAAAATTATTTGCGATGTTCCAGCATTAAAGGTTAAATTGGTGCTAGTTATAATAGATAACGCGCTATTACTATTCCCGGGGATGGTTACTGTTGACGCATTTAAATTTACAGTACGAGCGTTTGAACCACTTGCGTTAAAAATACCTGCGTTAACCGAATAACTACTGGCTGAAGATGTGTCAAACGTACCGTTTATAATACTCAGAAACCCTGCAACTGAAAAAGCACTTCCAAGCGTCCAACCTCCTCCAACACCGCTAAAAGTTACAGACGCAGAAATTGTTACTCCGTTAGTCGTAACTGTCCTTCCGGTTGTTGTGGAACTAAATGTCACATCTCCTGTACTGCTCCACACCGTACCCGCCAGCAGCGTCATGGAGCCGCGAATGTTCAGCGTAGGAGATGTACCCGTAGCAAAGGTCACTGTACCTGCTGACACCGTGATGTCCAGACAAGCCAAAGCGCCCGTCATGGTGACGGTGTAAGTTCCCGCTTGGTCAAAGAAGACGCTGTCCGCTACGGTCGGGACAGACGCACCACTACCCCCGCCGGAGGTAGCAGACCAGTTTGTAGTGCTGGTGGTGTCCCAAGTGCCAGTACCACCAACCCAGAAGCGATCACTCATTTTTACTCCTCAGTTGGAGGAGTTTCTTCAACAACTTCTGCTGGTGGGGCGGTTACGATGGCAATCCAGTTGTCCACGCGCTGCTGTTTCATGGCATCAATCTGCTCATCAGTCATGCCGTGGTCGTCAGGCAGGTGCAAGGCGTCCCGGAAGACGCCGTGCGGGGTGTCAAATTCAAAGTCGATTTTCATGTTTAGAATCCAAAGTTTTTAGCAATCAAATCCCATTTGATAGCAGTGCTATCGTAAATGAAACCCATGTAATCTTCATTTCCAGCACCAGAAGATGTTGTTGGCAAAATAAGATCGGTTGACCCTCTGAAAACACTATTCCAACTAAAAGTCTGCACGTTTGTGCTTGTTAATCGGAACATTAACTTCTGACCATTTGCCAATGTTCCTGTTGGAGCATTAAGTGTAAAGGTTCCAGCAGCTTGCGTGTTAGCCATTGTCGCCATGTCGGTTGTGTCAGCGTTCATTGTGATGCTTGTTGCATCAGCGTAAGACACTACACGACTGCCATACATTGCGCCCGTTGGACCAGTTGGTCCTGTCGGGCCAGTCAAACCTGTGTCCCCGGTGGGGCCAGTGGGTCCAGTTAAGCCCGTAACTCCAGTCGGGCCAGTTGGTCCGGTTAAACCTGTATCCCCTGTCGGACCTGTTGGGCCAGTTAAACCTGTAGCACCTGTTGGGCCAGTTGGTCCGGCAACAGTAGATGCTGCGCCAGTTGGTCCTGTTGGGCCAGTTAATCCCGTTGGGCCAGTTGGTCCAGTTGGGCCAGTGTCGCCAGTAAGACCTGTGGCTCCCGTAGGTCCAGTAGGTCCGGTCAAACCTGTCGCCCCGGTCGGTCCAGTAGGACCAGTTAAACCTGTGGCTCCTGTCGGGCCAGTTGGTCCAGTATCACCTGTAAGACCTGTGGCTCCTGTTGGACCAGTAGGACCAATAGTTCCTGTAGGCCCAGTGGCTCCAGTGGGTCCAGCAACGCCTTGTATTCCTTGTGGACCTGTTGGGCCAGTAGCGCCTTGAATACCCTGTGCGCCTGTTGGACCTGTTGGTCCTTGGATACCCTGAATGCCTTGAATACCTTGGATGCCTTGCGGTCCTGTAGGTCCAGTAGGCCCGACAATGCCTTGAATTCCCTGTGGGCCTGTGGGTCCGGTAGAGCCTTGAATGCCTTGAGCACCCGTTGCTCCTGTTGGCCCTTGGATGCCTTGAACGCCAGTTGGTCCAGTTGGTCCAGTTGGGCCAGTTGGGCCAGTTGGCCCCACAACAGTGGACGCTGCGCCTGTTGCACCTGTCGGGCCTGTTGGTCCAATTAATCCGGTAGGTCCAGTTGGTCCTGTTGCGCCCGTATTCCCAGTTGGTCCTGTCGCACCCGTCAATCCGGTAGCGCCTGTGGGTCCAGTAGGGCCAACAACCGTAGAAGCAGCACCTGTTGGACCAGTGGGTCCAGTAGGTCCAATCTTTCCTTCTACGCCCTTATCAACCAGCACATCAATGCGCGGTTGTGGCACAACTTCAAGATTTACGCCTCGGTTGCTGTCAATCAACAGTTGTACGTTGTTCTCGTCCGTTACAACAACCTGAACGCCCCGATTTGCAGGGGATACGATGATGCCCTTGGTCATACAACAACGATGCCATCAGAACGCACAAGGAACAACAAAAAAATAATTTGGTCATCCGCTGGAGTAGAACCAGCAGCGGGGAAGGATACCTTTACACGACCAGAGTAACCAACACAGCTTGTTGCGTTAATTTCCAATTGAGCATCAGTTGTAATCAATCCCCAAGCTGTTGAGTCAATCACCAATGTGCAAGTGCCAGCAGCATCAACTCGGTTACTGATCGTAAGATTTATTGGCGTTGGTGGTGGCGTGTAATCAGCAATGTCAAAGGTCAACCCGTTGCGGGTGTCAATGATGTTTGTAACTTGCCTACGCACAATCTGAGCGTTGATTGTTGCGCCCGTTAGATTGATTGGCAAGTTTGTATTGGAATTTGTGAAGGCCAAATTCCAATAGGTGTTCTGGTTGTAAACCAACTCTCCAGCAAGAATTGGATTGTCAAAGCCCGAGACTTGGGCGAGTACCGATTTATTAAAGATAGCCATAACATTCCCTGTTCTCAGGTGGTGACGCTCCCCATGTACTCACAGGGCTACGGTTCTTGTCATGTGTTTAGGCTATTTTAGCCGCCAAGATAGATACACGCAATTGTTTGAACATCAGTTGGACTAGAAAAAGTTACAGATTGCCTAGATTTGGCAACCGTAACAGAACGAACAACGTCATCTGACTGCTTCATTCCTTTGCCGGGAGTTGAACTGGTAACAATCAAGTCGCCAATTTCAATGTCTCCACCTTCGCCAGTTACGTTAATTGTTCCCTCACCAAGAGAGTTAACGTAAATAACTTTCTGACCAGCCGGAATCGGATAGTACATCGGATTTGGAATTGGCTGTGGATTTGGCAAAGGCGCACCCGTAATCGGATCAACCTCGCCTGTGTTTTCGTATTCATTCCAATCAGATGGAGGAACATCAAAAATTTGCAGACAAACCCCAATGACACCCTTTTGATTTGTGACACTACTTTTCTTATAAAGCATCACAATGTTAGACGGGTCAAGAACAGTCTCAACTTGATAGTCAACCACAATATCACCAACCGCAAGCCCATCTGATTCTTCAATCAGCCCATCGTGAACTCCTGTGAATGGCAAATAGCCACCAGCAGAAAAAATTGCTCCAAGCGTAGACTGAACCGAGTAACTTCCATTGTTTAGATATGTCTCATTAATAAGTGTTGATCCAGAAGTATCGTATCTTCTAAAAACTCCAGCAGATACAGTTGTTGTATTAGCAATATATGCTTCTGTTACTCGATTAGATGCCGTAGGGCCAAAATAGGCAAAGTATCCAGCATTGTCATTGTTGTTCAAAACAGATGAATTGACCGGGATCAAATTCATGTTGTTTGGAGTGCCAATGCTTCTGTTGTATCGCCCGTTACCCGCAACTGAGTTTGTGGCTCCAGAAAACGCAGTGTAAAAAGAGTTGTAAGAAACGCTAGTCGCAGAAAAAACACCTAACGCTGGCGCACCGTTACCAAATACACAAGCTCCAAGAGCAGCAGCTTGAGTTGCGCCAGCATCTTCCAAAAATGCCATTACGCCCCATTTGCCACTTTGATTGCTCTCAAAAGCGCCTACACCTGAAAAGCCATTAAGAACAGTTCCGGTTGCGCCAAGAGCAAATGTTCCGCCGTTAAGTGTGGCAGTAGTTCCAGATGTGATCTTGTTGACAGTCAAGCTGTTAGCAGTAATTGACCCGCCATCTATAAATGTTGCTCCCGACCCGCTTGGCCCAATTGCTCCAGACAAGTTTGTAAACGTAACAAGACCATCCATGTTCTGCCAAGTAAACACAGAACTGATAGTTTCTGTGTACGGGCCACCAAAAAAGATTTCTTGAAAGATTACACGAATAGACCAGTATTTGTTGTTAGCCGTTGTTGTTCCAACAGTTGAAGGATTGAATGTAGAACTCCAACCTGAAGCAGAAATTGTTGGTGTACTTGTATTAAAGTCGTAAGCAACTTGCGCGGTTGTTGGTGACGTAGGCGCTGTTGATTGTGGCGTATTAAAGAAATAATACACTTGAGCGTTTCTTGGCCCCGTGTCACCAACTGGCCCTATTTGACCAGTAGGATTCCAAGCAAACGATGCGCTAAGTGGGCTGATTATTGATTGACTGATTTCATTGCCAACAATGTAGCCAAAGTAATAAGTGCCAGTTGGAAGGCTTTGATTGCTAAATACAAATGAACTTGAACTTGCAAAAGGTTCTGAATTGGCAGAAGTTGCAGTAAGCAACAATTTCCAATCAGTTGCCGCTGGAGTTGCTGTTGTGGTGTAAAACAACTCAAGAAAAGTTACGCGACCCGTTGTCGGAACAGTTACCGTGACATTGAAATAAGGGAATGCAACTGTTGGAAATCCAGCAACTGTTGGCGCTGTTAAGGCGCTAAAGAAGCCCACGTTTGGCAAGCCACTGTTAGGCACTGGCGCAAACTGATTGATGGTTTGATCGTCATAGACTTGGGCGTTGTATTCGTTCAACTCAAGACGAGCGCCAAGCGATCCATCACCTAATGATGCTTCATTGACTTTCACTACACGGAACAACTTAGCAGTCCAACCGTAGTTAGAGTTCGTAACGCTGACAACATCACCAGCGTCAACTTGAATGCCAAAATATGTTGTGTTAAAGCTGACAATTAAATCTTCACGGGCTTGCTCAAGCAATCTATTTGCAAGATAACTGGCTTGAACAGAATCGTTTACCAAGTCATATGTGACGCTGTACTTGTTAACAGGCTCATTTGGATACAGCAGAATAATTGGCGTTTTAATGTTGATAAAGTTTGCTTGGTCACGGTTCTCTTTAAACGGGAACCTAGCCTCAACCTGATTGATGGAACTGGTAATGTCTGTTGCACTTACACGAATGTCGCCAATGATGTTGTTGTCGGTAAAAGCATAAGCCGCAGTCTCTGCTTTGTTAACGACCACCGACCATTGACCCAATGCTGCGTTGTATGTCATCCATGAATCGCAAGCAGACATGATGCGGTCAATGTTTGACAACACAGATTCACCCGCATCCAAAACGCCGTTAATACGGTAACGGGCTTGCGTTGAAGGCGAACCACCACTGTTGGTGAAAGTAATTGTTTGATCTGAATATGCGTTTAATGTAGCAACACTTGCGGTGTCAACAAATGCAGAACTAAAAGAGCCATTAGGAAGCCAGCCAACAGCACCACCATAATTTTTATTGGTGATGTAGTCATACCAAACATCTCCCGGCTTTGCTGAACCAGCGCCATTCAAATAATGAGCAACTTTAAAAGTAATCGGTGAAAGTTGTGTAGTTTCGGCATCACGGTTATAAATCAGCTTGACAATCGCAAAGCCAAGACCGTTCATCTGCCGTGTGCCTGTCCATCTCAATCCAGCAGCAATATCAACACCACCCATCACAGTGCTTGGTGCTGGAGCGCCATTCAAAGGCGTAATCGTTCCAGCTTCATTTGAACTATACAAGTAGATAAACAAGTTGCCGTTGATTTTTGTGTCTACGTTAGGAGGGCTTGCTTCGTCAGTTAAGCTAATGACTTTTGTTTGATCTGCTCCATCAAACGTCATCAAGCGATCACCGTAATACATATCGGTGGTATCAAATGTAAATTGTCCATTAGGGCTAATACTTGATACAGCCAAGACGTAATACATTGTTTTTTGGTCAATAGATAACACAGCGTCAACAAATGTGCCGCCCATGTAGGCTTCGCCATAAACAATTGGGACAGCGTTAACTGCGCTTGGCGGTACTTGCTGACGCACACCCATGTCTTGCTGTTGTTCAGGATTGTCTGAGAAAATTCTAGTGACAATCGTGGACAAAGCAAAGTTAACAACAAACACTGTTGCGTAATATGCAAATCCAGTTGTTGCACCAACTACCGCAGCCGCAATCATTGTTGCTACCATTTTTATTCCTTCACAAAACTTGCACCAACAGCTTTATAGCCACGTTTGGTGTAATCAATCAATGGGCCTAATGCTGAAATTGATGTAAACACACAATCAACTTCACCACGCTCTAACATTTCCGTTGCTACTTGATCGTAGGCTTTCCAAAGCCTTCCACCAATAGAACCGTTCCTATGTTCTGGTTCTACCCACCACAACAACTCATGCAATTCCTTGATTTCAGGACACCAAATGTTACTTTGTCTAATGCCAATGATTGCGCCACTCATGTGTTTGTCAATGAAGATAAACCCACGACCTTTGATGATGCCAAACAAAAGCTCCTCAACGTATTTAGCGTTGTGGTTGTTTGGGTCACCAAGTTTTTTAATTGGGTTTTCATACGCATATGCTTCAACAATTTCCAGCAATCTTGGTATGTCATATCTTGTCGCTAGTCTTATCATGGTTATGCGCCACCGCCATCAGTGGTGTTTTCTACCACGGTTGTTTCGCTAGATTGCGTCTGTGTTTTAGGTGGTGAGCCAAAGTCAAAGTATTGATTGGAAATTTCAGACACACGATTCATTGACGTATCGTTTGCATAAAGAAACTGCCAGTTACTCTGGTTTGTCTTTACACCCGAAAGTCTATTTTCCAAAATGCGGCGCATAGAAGAACAAGCAATAGAACAAGTGGCAATCCTTTGCCTTAGTTCACTATTAAAATCTTCAGTGATTGACACGCTATTGATGATGCCCTGATAACGCTTGAAGAACTGCGTTGTTGGCGTTGTGATGATCTGGTTGTTTGAGTCAAAGAACCCGCGCCAAACTTCCACCAATGAACCTTTGATGTCGCTACTCAGGATAAGAGCAATTGAGGCTGGATCAATGCCCGTCAACTGAATAGTCATGTCATCGGATGTGGCCTTTATGTCCCGCTGCACATCACCCACATTAAGCAAAGCACCAAGGTTAGTAAAGGTAATCCCGCCAACAGTGATCGGGGCAGCAGCGTTACAAAACGTGTAGACCGTTGCAGCCGTGCCAACTGTTAATTTGACAAACTCGGCATGATTGATTTGTGCGCCAGTTACGGCATTGATTGTTGTCATGTGATGTATTCCCGAAATACAAACGGTTGATCCCAATTGACAAAAGCTCCGTCTGTCATTGGAGTAAGAGTATATGTTGGACAGACTTCAGCCACAACATTAAATGTGCAAGCGTTGCCAATTGACACAACAGCGCCAGAACTAGGTGTTCCTATCAATGGCCTGTGGATGTTGACAGAAGCGCCAGCAGAGTCTGCCGTCACCTTGTAGGTATAGCCGCCTACCATGATGAAATCACCCGCTTTAAACGTCCCGTTAGAGGTCAAGGCAAGCGTTTGCGTGTTGGGTGTAGGTGCGCCGTTCAATGTGGCGGTGGTAGCAGTGCCAAGTGTTTTTGTAAACCAAGACAACAAGCTGCTGTTAAACGTAATGACTTCAGGCAACTGACGGTCTTTGTTGTCAATGGTCTGAATGATGGCTCTAGCTGTTGGGTAGTACAGATAGTTGTTAGGCGTGACTGTAAATACCCACGGTACAGACGTAAGGTATTGAGCCACAGTGATGTAGCCTGACCTTGCAACTTGTTGA